AAAGGGATATTTACATCTATTCCTGTAGGCTCTCTCTCTATGGGGTTATTGAAATGGAGTGGGGCTACTGATACATGGGCCGCGATATCTGGAACATGGGCTGAAAAAGGAATAGCTCCTTTAGTAGGGGTTACATATATATATGATATAGATACCGGGACTTTCGTATTTTCTTCTGAGGCTCCTACAAGGGTACATAAAGACCCGACGTATAAGCCTACTGTATGGATAATGTGATGAAAAAGAAAGACGGAATAACAGAATATAGTTGGTCGGAGCTTTGTTATAAGATTGACCCTGCATTGAGCGCTCCAGAAAAGGTTTATGTTTTTGACAATGGTAACAAGGTTTTTTACAAAGCCAGAAAAAGGATTAATGTGAAACATGGAAATAGAAAAAGCCGCTAAGTTTGTATCTCAGGAGCACACGCTTGCCAAAAATGTTGCCGAGCATCTGGAGAAGAAATATCCTAATTGGGCTTGGGCTGTTCATGTAATGGATGGTCTCGTGGTTGTTAAGTCTATGAGGCTTTCTGGAAACTGGGGATTTGTCCTTCACGAAGATAAAATTGATAATGATTATCTAGCTGTTACTCGGGCTGGCGGAGAGATACTGGAAAGATATCGGCAAAAAACAAATGGATTCAATGTTAATCAGGATAGATATGCTGATCTTGAAATGAATGTACGAGGTCAGTTAAATGGAGATTTTAGTTAATGTCTTTAATTAATCCGCAACCCCCGCTTAATATAGGTGCAGATTCTGTTCCTTTGGATGCGGATGAGACTCCTACTGAAAGCAAATGGATTAGAATAGCTCGTCAAATTTATGATGATTCTACTGAATATTTAGATGCTAATATAAGGTATCAATGGGAAAAGAATCTTTCTCTATTTAATAGCAATCATCCGCCGGGTTCTAAATATAATTCTGCTGCTTATGAGAAGAGGTCTACTTTCTTCAGGCCAAAAACTAGGACTGCAGTAAGAAATCTTCAAGCCGCTATGACGGTTGCTTTTTTTACTAATGAAGATGTTGTTAGCATAGAGCCAGCTAATCCTAATGATCCTCTTCAAGCTGCTGGCGCTATAGTTGCTCAGTCAGTTATGCAATACCGTTTGACTAATACGATTCCGTGGTTTCAAACTATGACAGCCGCTTTACAAGATGCAGCTGTTCAAGGCATTTGTATATCTCATCAATATTGGGATTTTCAAGAAAATAAGGAATCTTATATTGAGGTGGATGGAGAAAATAATCCTATTACTAATGAATCAGGTGAGCCGGAGATTCATGAGCAAATTTCCTCTATTAAAGATACTCCTGTAATTGAGCTTATATCTCCTGAAAATATAAGAATTGACCCGGCTGCGGATTGGGCTGATCCCCTTAAATCCACTCCTTATATTGTACACCTTATCCCAATGTATTTGCAGGATATTAGAGGGAAAATAGATTCTGGCGAATGGTTAGAAGTAACTGATCAGGAGTTGTTGTCAACCTCTGACGGAAATGAAACCGATAATGCTACTCGACTTGTTCGTGATGAACCTAGAATGGACCCAAAGGAAAATGAAACTAATTCTTCCGATCTTAAAGATTTCTGGATCATCTGGGTTCATAAAAATATTGTAAAAGTTGAGGGGGTTGATTATTGTTACTATACAGCTGGCTCTGATTATATGCTAACTGATCCGACTCCTTTAAAAGAGATGTATCCGTGGTTACGGGATGAAGAACGTCCTTATGTTATGGGATATGTTAATCTAGAAGCGCATAAAGTTTACCCATCGGGCACCGTTGAATTAACCGAGGAACTTCAAGCTGCTGCTAATGATATATGGAATCAGAGATTCGATAATGTTAAGTTAGCGATGAATAAGCGTTATCATATTCGTCGTGATAGGAATATTGATTTAGATTCATTGTTTAGATCAGTTCCCGGCGGCGCTGTTGAAATGGATGACCCAGATACAGATGTTAGAATTATCGAAACTAGGGATGTAACCGGCTCGGCTTATGCAGAGCAAGATCGTATTAACATGGACTTTGATGAGTTACAGGGTAACTTTTCAACCTCCACGGTTCAAGGGGCTAGAAATTTAAATGAAACTGTAGGAGGGATGAATCTTCTTGCTGGCAATAGCAGCACTATAGCTGAATATGTTTTAAGAACATTTTCAGAAACGTGGGTAGAGAAAACTTTAAAACAGCTTTTGCGTTTAGAGCAATTTTATGAAACCAATCCTATTATCCTTGCCGTGGCGGGGCAGGAGGCTGGTGATGTAATGCCTCAATTTAATACAGATGAGGTAATGGATGAACTTCTTAGACAGGATGTTTTGTTGAAGGTGAATGTGGGATTGAATGCTACCGATCCAATGAAACGAGTTACAAACCTTTTGTTTGGGGTGAATGCACTTGCTCAATTTCCGGGAGTGGCGGAAAGAATAAATCTTCCAGAAATAACAAAAGAAATATTTGGTCAGTTAGGGTACAAAGATGGTTCGCGGTTTATTAATACACAGGAATCTAATCCGGAAATGGAGGCTCTCCAACAGCAGTTGCAGGAACTTCAGACTATTATCGAAACTGATCAGCAGAAGACTCAGGGTAGAATACAGATTGAGCAGGTTAAATCCGAAGGAGATAAAGAAGTTGCTCAGATTAGAGCCCAGTCTGATATAGAAAAAGAACTTATAGGTCAGCAAACTGATATCCGGGAAGCCGAAATAAGACATCAGGATTCAGTTACAAAACGTGGTGAGTTACTACTTCAGAAAGAAGCGTTACTCAGCGAGATGAGTGAAAAGGATATGGAAAGAGAATTAGAGTTGCAAGCCTCTGGTAAATCCGGAGTTATAGAGAGGGGAAGATTTAATAAGATTCCATATGCTGTAGGATGAGTATGGATTATTATGACCCAACAGATGTAAATATAGACGAACTCATAAAACGTGTTCGCGTTGGTCGCAGTACAGAAGAGTTAATAAGAACTCCTACTGGATCGTCAATTGTAAACAGGGCCACTCAAGATTACCGTAATGGGCTTGAGGCGCTGCAAAAAATGGCGATGCAGGAGTGGGTAGGTTCTTCAGAAGAAGAGCTTCAACAATACCGTAAAATCTCAAATAATCTCGCTACCCCGCTTAAGTTACTCCATTGGTTGGATGCGATACTTACCGATGGAGAGAATGCGGAATCAATTGCAAGATATAAGGATACGGGAGAAATATAAAGGAAAAGCGAAATGGCAGAAAATGATGCTACCCAATTGGATGCAGAAGAGAAGGAAATAGAGCAAGGATATAAAGATGAATCCGGAGAGGCTCAGGAAGAATTCAAAGAAGAGTCTCTGGAAGAGGAACTTTCTCCTAGACAAAAAGTAATTGAAGAACTTGTTTCTAAACGTAACGAGGAATTTGAACAAGAAGTTGGTGAAGATATTTTTTCTGAAGAAGTTGAAGAAGAGATTGTACCAAAATCCGCTCCTATTTGGCAAGAGGAGAATGATTGGTATACAACCATAAAGATTGATGGTGAGGATATTAAAGTACCTTTTAGTGATCTTAAATCTTCTCATCAAAAAGATAGAGCGTCCCAAAAACGCTTTGAAGAAGCCGCGGAATATGGCAGACAAGTGCAGGCTCGTGAAGCTCAACTTAATGCTTATGTTCAGCAAATGCAACAGCGGCAACAGATGGAACAGATGCAACAGACACAACCGCCATCGCAAGACGCGGAACCGGAGCAAGAGCAGCCGGATGATTCTCCTGATTTAATCAAGAAATATCATGAAGCTTTATATGAAGATGATGCGGATAAAGCCGCAGAGTTGTTTAAGACTTTGACAAATAAGGGACGTAGTGTGCCTACTGCTATCCCGGACGTTGATCAAGCTGTACAAGCAGCCATGCAAAAAGTCATGGCACAGCAGCATGCGCAGACTCAGAGACAACGGCAATGGGCTTATCAGAAATCACTTGAAGATGCTGTTAAGTGGTTTGATGATGAGTATCCAGATATTGCTAATGTTCCTGAACTTCGTGCCGTCGCGGATAATCGAACGATAGAACTTACCCAGAGTAATCCGGATTGGTCTCCTCAACAGATTATGCAAGAAGCTGCTGAAATAACGCGACAATGGGCGAAAGAATTTCTTTCCCCAAATAAAAATGAACGGGTAGAGCGTAAGAAGAAAATTATGCAACACCCAAAGGCGGCTAGCGCCTCTTCAAAGATTGGTGAAGATGAGCCCGCTCCTCAGAGCGCCTCTGATATTATCCAAGAAATGAAACATGCGCGAGGCCAAGTAATACAATAACAAGGAGATGTAAAAATGGCTGGACAAGTATGGTCAGTTAGCACCTCTGGTGGTTATATGTATGCCTTAAATCTCAGCAGACAGCTGAGAATGGCAGTACAGCCTATTGTCAAATTTAGACAGTTCTGTGATGTCAAAGATGCGGCCCATCAGGGTTTGCATCGTGGTGATACATTCCATTGGAACGTGTTTAGCGACGTTGGGACTCAGGGTTCCACGCTCGTTGAAACCAATACTGTTCCGGAAACCTCCTTCACAATTGCACAGGGAACCATGACCATTACGGAAGCTGGTAACAGCGTACCGTGGACTGGTAAATTGGATGACCTCTCTGAGCAGCCTGTGGCGGAAGTTATTCGGAAGGTGTTGAAAACAGACGCTAAGAAAGCGTTTGATAATCTTGCTTCTGCGGAATTCAACAAAGCTGCATTGCGCGTCTGCCCCACGGGCGGGTCTAGCGCAACTGCTCTTACGTTGACGACCAATAGTGTGTGTGCTCTTACTAACAGTATTGCTCTTGGCAATAACCACGTAAAGGCACTTGTCGATATCATGAAAGAGCGTAATATCCCGGCTTATACCGGCGATGATTACTATGCTCTGGCATGGCCGACAACTTTCCGCGCATTCAAGGATGACATTGAAACCTTAAAATCATATGTTGATCAGGGTTTCCGTATGATCATGAATGGTGAGATTGGCAGGTATGAGGGCGTTCGCTTTGTCGAGCAAACTTTTAAATCTAAGGGAAGCATTGGTACTGCTGCTGCCGCTTGGACGAATGGTTTGTCAGACTGGGCAGTCTTCTTCGGAGAAGATACTGTAGCCGAAGCGGTTGCGGTTCCGGAAGAAATCAGAGGGAAAATCCCCGGTGATTACGGAAGGGATCGTGGTATCGCATGGTACTACTTAGGTGGTTTCGGTATCGTTCACACACAAGCAGCCCAGAATCGCATTGTGATCTGGGACAGCGCAGCTTAAAGGAGGAATATTATGAGTTATAGTAATCCAATTACTACTACAATCGTAAATCCTGTTGAGCAGGATTTTGGCGCTGGTACTGGTACTGCTTGGAGTTTCAAAGGCCCAACTGGGAAGAAGGGAATGTTGATTGACGTAGGTGTTTTTGTAACTGAGACCTTTGAAGATGATACAGCTCCCACAGCTGGGGTGGCAATTGGCACTACAGGAGATGCAGATGCTTACGCTCTTCTGGAGGTTGCCGATGGAACCGCGCTTACCAATACTTTTAATATTCAAGACGACACGGACGCTATTATTGCTCAGGCGCTTCCGGCAGATACGCAAATTGAGTGTACTCAGATAGCGGCTGCTGACACCGGAACACCTGCCGGTAAGGGATATCCGTATGTCGTTGTAGAATGGTATTAGGAGGTCTATTATGGCTAAAGATACTGCAAGTGGTAAAATCCCAGCAAATGGTTTGTCCTCGAAAGAAGACGTTAGCAAAGAGACTTTAGCTTCTCTTGCTTTGGTTTCTCACGGGCCGAATCAGATGCCAATGGGAACAGCAAAGAAAACTGTATCCACATCAAGGGGTAAGTTTACTTTCTGTTAAACAAACTGGAACGGGGGGCTTTTGCCCCCCAATCCTTTGGAGGAATAATGGCTAGATCAATTAATGAAGTAACGGCTTATGTGTTTGGTAGGGAGAAGCCTATTTCTCCTAAAGAGGCATATGGTCATTCTACTGCAGCTGGGCGCGGATATTACTCTATGGAGGAAATGTCCGACGAGAGGACTAAAGAGTTTATGAGATCGCAGAAGCGTTCTAATAATATGGTAAACGTTGAAGGTGATATGGTTGGTTCTTGGAACCTTGAATTTTAATTGAAAATTATTACCCTGCCGTCTAAGGAATGGGACGAAATAACTCCACAGGATGTTGGAGGCAGGCGCTCTGAAAAAACTGTATGTATTGTAAGATACGGTGGTTTCGGAGACATGATACAAGTATCTTCTTTATTCCCTCTTTTCAAAGAAAAGGGTTATAAGGTTTGCGTTAATGTAACCGAGAGGGGATATGATATTATAAAAACTGACCCTCATGTAGATGAAATACTTCTGCAAAAGACGGACCAAGTTCCTAA